CTTCCTCACAAGATTTTCCATCTGGGCCTTGACCCATCATGTTGTAGAGAAGAGTATAAAGATACACGAATTTCGTCTTATCAATCTCTCCTACAGAGATTCGGAGGATTTGTGATACCTTGAGTGCTGCATTATCAAGGATTTCTTGATCAGTCATTTCAATCTTTTACCCCAGTTTCAGGACTACCATCGGGCCAAACATTATCAAGTGTAGTATCTACTTCAAATCCTTTATCTTCCTCATCAGTCAAGACAGTTCCCATAGGACCGTTTTTCAGTCGTGCCCACTCTTCTTCTGCTTTCTGCATATCGTCAAACTTCTTCCTCAAGTCTTCACCCAAAGTCAGTTCAAACTCATCAGCAACCTTACGCATATCTTCTTCTTTTCGGTCCTCACCAAATGCGACACCACAAGCACCTTTCATAATGTTGATGTCATCGTGACCCATTGCACGGGCAACAGTTGCGAAGAAACGAAACAGTTGATAGGTGTTAAGGTCTTCAGCAGGAACCTCAAAAGTGTAATGCTCTTCTGGGAGCATCATATCATCAAAACCACTACTGTAATGGGTGGAAGTCCATTCAGTATCAAACTTAACCTTGAGAGTTGCTTTGTAAGTCATTGGTCTGTTTTGAATATACTCATTATAGGGGTAGTTTCACCCCTTTCTAGGGTGAGTGTGCCAGTTCCTCAAGTGTCCTCCATCCACTCTTCTAAATCATCTACGGAGTAAAGTTTCTCTTCACCACGATCTATTCTATCACATAATTCCAGTAAATGTTCAATAAACTCCTTTGGTAGGCATTCATCCATATTGATACTTGCCCAGAACCATTCATAACATTCTTGATATGCATCGTCCTCTTTCAGTAGAGCATAACCCTCATAGTTTCCACTAATCAGGTCTCTCCACATCTTGAAGTTGTTCCACATCTCACGCCATCCTGTCTGAAAACAGTGACCGAAATAATACTCAAACCAGTTCAGTGTAGTCGTATTGTTCTTCATCTACTTCCTTTGTAAAATCCCACCGCCAGGTGCGGGAGAGAATATCAATATCTAGCCCAAATCTATGCACCCAGAACAAGACACCAAGAAGACCACTGGATCCAGTTGTGACCTGAAGATAAGGCCAAGATGGAGAATCATATGGTTGATCGTTCCAACTGACTGACACTTGAAGCAGTGACCAGTTCTTAACATTTAAGATCTGAACATTATAATCGTGTCCAAAATCGTAGCGGTGGGAAAACTTAGCGACTTGAAAGAATTTCATTTGTATTTAAGTTTGGTACTAGTGTTCTATCATTTTTATCACCCATTGGTGTAAAAAATGTATTAAAAGAAAGACTGATTCTAGTCTTATCTGTCGAAAGATTTTTGCCTACGGCATGTTCAAAGTAAGATGGAAAAATTATCAAATCACCATTTGATGGGGTAAAATAATAATGACCCCAAGTAAGATCATTATCTTCTTTGAAGGTAACTTTAGGACTTAATTGTTTGTTAAACGGTGGATAAAATTGTATATCTCCACAGTCTTCAAAAGTATTTAAGAACAATACTCCACTTAAAACACTATTTTGGTGCATGTGAGAATGATGCGATGACCCTGGTGGATTTACATTCACCCAAGATTGTGTAACATACAAATGATCGTACTCATAACAAAGAACTTCATCTGCAAACAATTTTACAGAATCTACAATTTGTTGTTTAATTTTATTAAACTTCCAAGCATCTAGAACAAAATCCTCTTTAGTGGTTAAATTACCATCTTGATTAGGCCTAAAAACATCTATGCCTTCCAATTTTTTTTCAAGAATATTTAATTCATCTCTGATTAATTCGTCACTAATAACTGTATGAAATAATGATGTAGGAAAAAGATTTGTTACGGTGAATGTCATAATAATATCAATTTTTGAACAAGTTGTGATAGTATAATACCTCAGGATTATCTAGGTCTTTACATCGAGGATAGAATATGCCATCCCGATAGCAACCATCTTCAGGCTTCGGGACATCATATTTGATTACAGGTGCAGGATAGTCTCTAAAATTACAGAGTTCTCCCTGTCGATGAATAAAATTATCTGCACATAATCCACCCACAAATGGTGCTAGACTTGGCATCATATAAAATAGATACATCATCGCTTTGTCACCGAGATAGCAGGTTCACCTTTGTGGAAGATAGTATCGACCACTGCCTGCACTTTGCGGGAGGTGCTGATACCTACGCTATCATACACAGGCACACAAACCAGTCCAAAGGTCTTGGATTTGTCACCCAGACGAATCACACGGCCAATGGACTGACTGATACCAATGTAGTCCATGTTTCGCATGAACAGCACTGCCTCAAGACCAGACACATTGATACCCTCAGACAGGATAGAGTGGTGCAGTACTACAAACTTCTTGGAGGAATCTTTGCCCCAGGCATTGAGAGTCTCAAAGAATTGTTCGCGGTTGACCTTCTGACCGTCAATCACAGCTCCAGTCTTGGATGTAATCATCATCCAAGAATAACCACGCTGCAATAGTTGCTGACAGAAATCAGATTCTGATACCAGACCGACAATCTGTTTGGTAGTGCGAGCACAAATCAGGATCTTCTTGACATCTTGATCATCAATCGTTTCGATGAGATTATCAGCGTCACGGGAGAAAATAACCTGCTTACCCTTAACCATTGCAAGTTGCTTGATGATAACTTTAGGCGGCAATATGTAACCTTGATCCACCAGTTCAGGTGCAGGAACATTGCAAATTACCTGACCATACACTTCAGGCATGTTCATGCCTGGTTTAGAAATGGTAGCGGAATGTTTGGGCGTGGCCGTAAAGAAATAGCAACGCTTTGCATCAGCAGAGAAATACTCAGTTGCAGGGAAAAAGTTGCGCTTGACGCTGTTATGTGCCTCATCAAAGTAGATCGTATCTACAGGAATATCTGCCTGTTGCAGACGCTGCAAAGAGTTGTAGGTGGTAAAGATCAGCAGGTGACGATTATCAGCGAGACAGATACCTACGTTGACAGCAATCTCGGAAGGTTTGGTAGTGTTAAAGTGATGAGTCTCACCAGAGTGAACGTGCATCACTTCAGCATTATCAATATGCTCAAGAAATTCGCTAGACAACTGCTCTGCCAGCAAGATACGCGGAGCACAGACTACAACAATTTTGGCAGTTTCTGATTGAAACAGACGCTTACAATCAAAAATCATCGTAGGAGTTTTACCAGCGCCAGTTGGCATGGTCAGTTGACCTTTGCTATGATTTTCCATAGCATCGAGACCACGGATCTGATGGGGGCGAAGCGTAATCATGAATTGCGTTTCAATATGGCCATTATACATCAAAAAGGGGTCCGTGTGGACCCCCTGTGACGGTTTCAGAACTGGATCACAGACGATCCAGCGGCACCAGGCGATTCAGAGAGCGCAGTTGCTTGTGAGTCTCATCATCAGCGAACTGAGGAATCACACCCAGAATCGTGTAGGGACGCTCTTTAGCAACAGAAATCGAGATACCGTTCAGTTGATTGTTAATCAGTTGAACAGACTCTGCATAGAACATTTCCAGATCTTTCTGGAAGTTGTCAGAGTTCTCGCGCACTTTTTCTGCAGTGCGATCAGTGCTATAGAGCACAATGTAAGTGTGGTGACCCTTCATTGCATTGGCAAGAATGTGGTCAATCCAACAGCGACGAGCGTTAGTCTTACCAGTGCTGTAGAAAACCAGTTGGTTCTCATCAAAAGGAGTCGGCTCATCAGGCATAGCGATGCCCAGTTCCTGCACTTCCTTGCAGCTAGTGAGATAATCAACCCACTCAGCACGATCCTTCAGAATAACAATCGGATCACCTTCAGGAGTTACTTCAGAAAGAATGCGATTTGCAATCTTAGTGATGGTGCCTGCGATGTTATTGAAGAAACGCTCTACTTCGACTTCATTATACAACCAAGACTCAATCGAAGCATAGTCGGGGTTGAGCAAGTTGCGCGAAATAGCAGCAGTACCAGCGCGAACAAAGTCGTTCATATCAGCGCGTCGAGCCACAAGGTGGTCGTTAGCAATGATGCCATCCACAATGTCAGACATTGCTTCATGTTCTTCGGCATAAGTATAAACCGCAACGGGAATATACTTCCAACCTTGGATAAGTGCAGCACGAATACGGGTGCGACCATCTTTGATCTTACCAGTGCTAGACACAATCGGAGGGAAGCAAGTATAGTTCCAACCGTTGCGCTCATAGCTGTAAGCGATGGTTTCTGCAGCACCATCTTGATTTTGTTCGTCACGAACTGCAACGTTATTCAGTTCGTCACAATAAATCTTGTAATTGGAAATGTCCAGTTTAGAGAACTTCAGAAACTTTCCATACTTTTGGAAGGAATCGAGTTCTTCTTGTGTCCAAAAACCTTCATACTGAGAAGGATCAAGGTCGGCACAAGTTACCTTGAAGTTTTTAACAGCGTTAGTCATTGCAATTTGCATAGTAAATGTACAAACAAGACTGCTAGGAGCATGTCTTGGTTGGTAAGTCATCCCTCACCAACAGGGCCAATATAACCGATTTAGAAGAACCCGTCAAGGCCCCCGACCAGTTCAGGGATTGTCACAGTATCCGTCACTCGATCTCCAAGCACTCTCACAATGAGATCCAATGATCTCTGATGTGGACGCCC